AATGTCTAAAAAAGAAAAAGACCAGACAGTAACAATTGATGATAAAGAGTACAAGGTAGATGATTTAACCCAAGAGCAGATTGCTATGGTTAATCACGTATCAGACCTTGATAGAAAGCTATCATCAGCACAGTTTAACCTAGACCAATTGAATGTAGGTAGAGGTGCGTTTATGAATATGCTAACTGAGTCTTTAAAGGCTGAGGAAGCTGAAGTAGAACAGTAGTAAAAACATAGAGGGTGAAATGCCCTCAACAAATTAAATAAACTTGAAGGAATATGAATGGAACTCAGCGATATAGTTTTAACATTAGTTGGTATTGTATCAACTATTTACATTGGTGTATTCAAGTGGATAGTCAAAGAACTTGGTCGCATTGACGATAAGATGGATAACTGCCAAATCGATTTAAACAAAGAGTTTGTACGCAAGTCTGACTATACCCATCAGATTGATAAGATTGAGTCTAAATTAGATAAAATCATAGACGCTTTAGGTAGTAAATAATGATTGCTTTATTAACTAATATCTTGCCAATTGCTCTTGGGTTTTTTGCGAAGTTATTAGCCTTAAAATCTCAAGCATCATCTGATTTACAAAAACTCCAATTAGAAGCACTTGTTGCTCGTAGCCAAGTCATTGATAAGGCAAGGGAACAAGAACGCTCAGAATCGCCAATGAGTGCGCTTAATAGGCGTGTTATTATCTTTGTTATACTTGGTTTAGTTGTATTCACTCAAATAGCACCAGTTTTATGGAATGTTCAGACTGTTATTCCAACAGTTAGAGAGGGTTTTTCATTGCTTGGCATTCAAGTTACTGCTGATGAAATAGAGTATGTAACGGTCAAAGGTATGCTTAAATTAGATGAGGTGTTCTCGTGGGCAACTATGATCGTTGAATTTTATTTTGGCGCACAATTAGCCAAAGGTAGATAATATGAAAAGTAAATGTATGTTAATTTTTGTTAGTGGAATGCTGGTTAGTTTAGCCGCATACTCTTTCTTTGCTCCAATGATGCAAATGGGTCAGCAGATGATGCAAGTGCCTATGAATATGATACAACCTCAACAGCCTTGTGATTGTTCGTGCAAGACTAAATAGTTGTTAGTATTAGTTTAGACCAAGGGCAATAACCATTGCGAAGTTTAATTTGCTCTGACACTCTCATACCGTTTATTTCACTGCCGTTAGTTTGAGAGCCTAAACGAGTTTGCTTACAACCCTTTGGTTGTCGCTTTAACACTTCAATATCAACAATACCATTTGATAATCTGTTACGTGTAGTGCCTAATGCTACACCGTACTTTTCAGAAATCTCTCTTGCTGTTAATTCAGAACCGTCAGATAGCTTATAGGTTGAGCATTTATACTGTCGTTTAGTGTATTTGCCTAATGGAATAAATATAGTTTTATCATCAGTATAAGTATCTAACCTATGTCTAGCAGTTGGCGTTGTACAACCAAGTCTAGTTGCTAACGCAGTTGGTGTTATTTGCATACCACTATCAAGCGTGTAAATCTTTTCTCGTATCATATCTCCCCCAGAGGTATATTAGAAAGGAATATCAGAATCATTAGGAATTGGATCATTAAACGGCTTATCCAAATTCTCAACCTTTTCTACTGGCTTCCAATTATTAACTGACGCATACCATTTGCCAGATTGACCAACCTTAATATCAATGTTAATCCATTCATCATCTTTAGCCCTTAACCAATTGCCAAGGTCAGCACGTTTGATTGAAATAGAGCCTTTTACGAACTCTGGTGCGCCTTGTCTTGGTGGCTTAACTATTAAACCATCTACAAATTCTAAATCTGCCATATTATTTCTCCTATATTAAAAACTATGTAATTGATTGATAACATCTTCTTGATGTTGGTATCTTTCGTAATATTTTTCGCCACGCAGTTCTGGCATTGTTTCTTGTATTTTTCTTCTACATCTTGTGATTGCTTCTGGGTTGGTATATTTACCATTGCCAAAATCCATTAAAAAGTCTGATGCTGTTATATTGGTAGGATCAATTGCTTGATATTCCCAAATCATTGTCATTAATTGATAATCGTTATCTCGCAACTCTGGATAGTCGGTTAGCAATTTAACTATAAAGTCTTTCTTACTTAATATATTCATATATCCCCTTTTGTTTAAATTAAGAGTCCGTAACGTGGACTAACCGTATCCGTTCTTTCAAAACTAAGGACGGGGACTAACTTGAGGAGATAGATACGCCCATTAGTAACCGTGGATAATTCGCTACTAATTCAATGATGCCTTAACAAAGTCTTTTTCTTGCGTGTTAATGTTTTTCCAAACAAAATCACCAACTTGCTTACCGTTTGGCTTTTTAATAATGTCATTCCAAATGTCTTTGGTTGCTTCACTATTTGATTCGCCAATGGCTTCTGATATTTCCGCTAATGCTATACCGCATTGCTTGTCTAATTCTTCTTGCTGCTTAATAGCGTTCTGTACTTCTTCTGCTGATGCTACTGATCCATCAATGCCAATACCAAGGTTGCCTAAACAACGACCAAGAGCCGAAGTTTCGCAGTTCTCAATATATGATGTGCGGTTGATATTAGTACTTCCCTCTTTCTCATAAGCCCAGCCAGTAGAACGTGCTTTATCTTCAATGATAGCCGTTGCCTTAAAGATACAAACACCATCATCATTACTAACAAGTTCTGTTATTAGTGATCCATCTGGGTAGTGTTCTCTAAAGTATTTGATACGCTGATTAACTTCAACATAACCTTTACCGTGAATATTTACTGTTTTTAACTTTGCCATTTTTATCTCCTATTTTTATATAATGAATTTGTATTTTAACATATATATTAGTCGCTATATATTAAATATACTATTAACCACGCCCACCAAATGATGAACGCTACTGCTAAAACTTTAAATAATAATTCAATCATTCCACATACTCCGTAAACCACTCGCCATAATTCTTCTCAAGTTCAGCATCAACCGCCCAACACTCGCTTTGATCTGATGCCAGACATTCACACATTGTTGGACTATCGCCAGTTCCGTAAGCATCTTTAGTACACTCACGATTATCACAATCTTGGCAATACTCATTCTGCTCTTGAATCCATTCAAATATAGATTCATAGACTGCTTCTTTTGCTTGTTCTATTTGTGCCATTATTTATTCCCAATATCAAGAAAATCTAACTCTGGGTCATCATCTATACCCATCTCTTTGAATAAACCAGCCTTGCGTTCTTTGTATTCATCATAACCAGCATCATAATCTTGCTGGTCTGGTTCTTGATCGTGGCTGTAATCCCCAGTAGTGGCTTCATAATCTTGTCTTTCAATATCTAAATCACTAAAATATCCCATCTTGATTCCCCCTAAATATTAGCAATTAATAAACCAAGGACAATACCAAGGATTAGCGTATAGCCGTTCTTGATAGTGCCATTTTCATTGAGTAGGCGTTCACCAATTCTGCGTGTTAAGCGGTCACCTAATGTAGTTGTGTGTTTTGTAATCATTATGCTACATCTTTGATAAGTAAAATTAAGTCAGCACATTCTGAAACGCTTGTTAAATCTTCTTCACATTCTGCAATTGTTTCATCAAATCTGTTGAATTTTTCAAAAACTGAATTAGGAACTTGATTCTTGCCTAAGATTCTTTGTAGTTCAAATAACTCATTAAATACATCTTTAGAATATTGTGTATTTTCACGTTCATATTTATTGATTAATCTTTCTGTGTTGTTCATTTTTGTTACTCCTTTTTTTTTGTTTTGTTAGGGATATTATAATGCCTTTTTTATATAATGCAAATATATTTTAATTATTATTTAATTAATATTATAAAAATAGTTCGTTTATAATGGCATCACCTCTATTAAGAGTTATCGGGGTGGGAGTAATTACCCACCCTTTCTTAAACCAGAGGGAAGATAATTTTTAATTTATATATAGGGGAAATAAGTTGGACAAAAAAGTCATAAAATACTATGCTTCATTCTATGAAGTATCAAAAGAGTTAAATCAAAAGCAATTCTACGAGTTCAATAGCGCAATCTTTAGCGTTATGTTTTATGAACGCCATATTGATGACATTATCTTTGAAGATAAGTTGTTAGCGATCGCTTGGGCATCTATCAAACATTCCTTAAAAGCCAGTATTGACGGGTTTTGTAGCAAGAATGGAGTTGATTATAATGATACCCTTACTAAGGGGCTTACCAAGGGGGTTAGCAAGGGGCTTGATAAGGGGCTTACTAACAATGTAAAAGAAAAAGAAAAAGAAAAAGAAAAGGATAATAGAAAAGAAAATAAAAAAGAAAAGATAGAAGCATTTGTTCCAAATGCCACATCTATTGATGCTGTTAATTCTACTTATCCAAATTGTGATATTAATTTGTTAGTTGAAGATTTTAAAGACCAAGCCAGAAACAGAGCCAAACCATTTAAAGATTTACAATCTGGATTTAGAAACTATGTGCGCAAAGGCTGGGTAAAGCCAACACAAAAACAAAATACTCAATTATCATATTCAGAGATTAAGCAGCGTTTAATACAAGAGCAGAATAATATTGATAATGGCGTTCAACCAAGTATTGGTGGATTAGTAAACAAAATGAGGATTATGTAATGTACACAAAAGAGGAATACAGCAACGATTTAAATACAGCCACTATTTCGGCTGATGTTTGTGAATGGTCAATTACCAGATATGGTTATTTTGTTAATTCACACATTGATCGCTTGGAAATGACTAAAGCATTTGCTGAAGAATTAAACAGATTGCCACGCAATTGTTTGCGCTATGTTGAACACGCTAAAAACAGATGGATTGATGAGGGTCATAAGCGACCGCCAACAATGCCCGATTTTCTGCAATTATTGCGTGAGTTTAATAACCACGAGATAAACGAAACAAACACGCCCAGAATCGCAAATACGGAATCCACAACAAGCATTACTGCTAAGCGTTGGGATAATGCTAAAACGATTGAGCAGAAACGTGAGTTTTTTAAAACATTTAGACCAAGTGATGCTTCACCAGCGACAAAGTGGGTAATGCGTGAGTTCTTGCGTGGGCAAAAGGTTGATTGTTTTAAAATAAGTGATATGTTAGGCAAACCTTTTTGATATAATTAAAACCTATGAAGATTAAATATTTAAACATTAAGGCTGAATTCAAGAAGATGGGTTTGACAAACAAGCAAGTCGCATCTATATTGGAGATCAGTACACAGAATCTTGATTATTTAATAAAGCAAGATAAGCCACGCATTCACTGGATCACTTACGGTCTGGCTAACTACTATGGTGGCATTGAAGAAAATTTAATTAAAGAATTGAATGACAGCAATTAAACATACGCCAGAACAATGTGAACAAGCACTTGCTGGTATTAAAGATTTAATAGAGCAGATTAAGCGCATTGAAGATGAAGATGTTAAAAAGCACGTTTGTGAATCTGCTATTGATATTTGTAATAACTTATTGAGGGAACGTGGCAAGGAAGTTTGAGGTTAGTTTAACTTTGCCATATCCAGTATCTGTTAATCAATATTACAGATCAATTCCAAGGGGTAAGTTTTGTTCGGTTATATTATCGCAAAAGGGGAGAGATTTTAAAAAGCGAGTTAGTGAAATTGCTGAATGTAGTATTACTGATAAGCCTATTATTGTGATGATTAAGATTTATCCACCAACAAAGCGAAAGTATGATGTTGATAATATGCTTAAAAGTTTATTGGATTCGTTGATTGGTGTTGCTTATGAAGATGACAGCCAGATACAATGTTTAGCGATTAGCAAAGAAGAAGTTGTTTCTGGTGGCAAATGTGAAGTTAAGATAAAAGAGGTGTAGTATGTTCCAATGGTTAAAAAAGTTATTTAAGAAAGAAGTTGTTGTTAGACAGACAGAGATGGATATTGTTCTTGCTTATGTTAGGCAGTACGGTTCTATATCAACTAAAGAAGCTAGAGGTATTGGCATTAAACATCTACGCAGCATTATTTGCAAGATGAGAAAAAAAGGTTATACCATCAAGAATGTTAGCGAAAAAGGTAAGATGGGTGTTTATAAATTCAAATGAAACAACATAAGTGGGCGAAAGAGATACACGCATTTGCTGAGGGTTATACAATCCAGAAGTTAGCAAGATTGTGTTGTGATAAAACCCACGCACATTGGGAAGATATAGAGATGCCTATGTTTCTTGAGGGTGAAGAATATAGAATTAAACCAATAGATTATGAGCAAGAAAATAGTTTTAACTAAATCTCAAAAGGCTGAATTAAAAACTCTTGGTGCTGTACTAAACCAACAGCAGTTGGCTGATTACTTTGGCTTCAACAAAGATACACTACAAGAAATTTTTAAGCGTGATCCCGAAGCACTCCGAATGTATAAAAAAGGTCGTTCAGAAGCGATTGTAGATGTGGCTGGTTCATTGCTTACTAAAGCACGTTCTGGCGATACTGCTTCTATTATTTTCTATCTTAAAACTCAAGCTGGTTGGCGTGAAGTTTCTAAAGATGAAGTTGAGGGTAATACTGAAGTAACTGGCATTAGACTTGTTAGTTAGTAATGATTAAAGACGTTAATGTTCTTGACCATCAAAGAGAGTTTATTGAGAGTGTTAATCCAACTACTGGATTAATCGCTGGTTTTGGCTCTGGCAAGTCTTATGCTGGTACGTTAAAGACAATCATTAAGAAACTACAATATCCATCAGTAAAGGTTGCTTATTACTTGCCTAATTATCCATTGATTCGTGATATTGCTTTTGAGAAGTTCCCAGAGATGTGTAATGATTTAGGACTACATTATCAACTGAACAAATCAGATAAAGAGTTAATAATCAAAGACTTTGGCACTATTATCTTTCGTAATATGTCAGAGCCAGAAATGATTGTTGGTTATGAAGTTGGCTATTCGTTGATTGATGAGTGCGACATTATGCCAAAGCATAAGATGGATAAAGCATTCAAACAAATATTGGCTCGTAATCGTGCGCCTTTGCCAGATAAAGCGCCTAATCAAGTTGATTTAGTTGGAACGCCAGAGGGTTATCGTTTTGCTTATAATTTACTTGTTGCTAATAAACCAGATAACTATCGTTTGATTAAGGCTTCAACGTATGAGAACAAACATTTACCACCAGATTATATTGATACTTTAAAAGATACTTATGATGAGAAGTTGCTTCAACAGTATTTGCTTGGTGAGTTTGTTAATGTTAATGGTAGTGCCGTTTATCATCAGTTTGATCGTGATGTTCACGTTTGCGCTAATAGAGATATTGATCCAACACTTCCGTTAATCATATCATTTGACTTTAACATCAATCCATATAACGCTATTTATTTGATTCAAGTGATAGATGGCAAGGTAACTGTTATTGATAATGCTATTATTAAGGGAAAGCCATTAGTTGATTCGCTTGATTATTTAAAGAGCAAGTTTAGCCATCTTGGTGCTGCGTTATTTAGTGCCACAATCTATGGTGATGCTGCTGGTAAAGCACGAAGCCAAGGCACAGCCCAGACTAATTATGATTTGATTAGAGATGCTGGATTCCATAAGATGAAGATTAAAACAGCAAACCCACGAATACAAGACCGTAATAATGCTTTCAATTCTCTGTTGCGGAACGGGGCTGGTTCTGTTAATATTGCGATATGCGAGAGAAATCAAGAACTTATTACTGATTTAGAGCAGATGTCATACAACGACAAGGGCGAAGTTGACAAGTCAAACCAAGACTTGACTCACTCGGTGGATTCGGTGGGTTACTATATTGAATATGAACACGGCTTACATAGGGCTGAAGTTCGTAATATTAGAATGACAGTAGGATAATATGATTATTAACAAACACCCAACGAATGATATTCGCAACCAAACAATTAAAAGTGATTCAAGCCGTTTAAGGAAGTTCGCTTTAAGATATGAGATGTATAACGATAATTATCGGGATCAAGTTATATCTAAATTAGGTCAGATATATAGAGCATTCGCACAATTAAAATTAGACGTTCAGATTAACGATAACAACAACATCTATAAGCAAGTTGTTAATACTATCTCTAATGTGTACAGTTTTGGCGTGAATAGAACATTTGAAAATGATGATGTTCAAGAATTGTACAATCAATTGCGTATTAATAAGACTATGGCACAAGCCAATAGATATGTAAACGCATTTAATGATGTTATTATCCAAGTTAGTTGGGACTTTAAGAAAGAGCAGCCAAAGATAATGCTACGTTTGCCACATCAAACAGAGGTGGAGTATTCACAAGGCGAGGTTAAATCAGTTGCTTATTTCGTAGAGATGACAGATGAAAAGACTGAACGCTGGGCTTACTGGTCAGACGAAGAGCATTACTATATTGACAAAACTAACGGCAATGAGAAGATTGTTGCTGTTGAAGATAATGAAGAAATGATTAACCCATTTGGTGTATTGCCATTTGTATTCTTACATAACGGTTGGCGTGATGAATCTTTCTGGGATAAGTACACAGGTGATGATTTAACTGGTGGTACAATTGATATGGCAGTTCATCTGACGTTCTTAAATCACATCATCAAGACACAATCATTCAAACAATTAATTGGTAAAGGTGATAACGTGGGTGAATTGCTCGGACAAGTATTAGACCCATTAAGCATCTTAACGCTTACTGGTCAAAATACAGAGATTGATGTTTTAGACTTACAATCAAACTATGAGCAACTAAACAGAGTAGCGCAAGACTTGGCTAACAATATTGCTGTTGCTTATGGTGTTAGTCCTAATCAATTCCGTATGACTTCACAAGCAAGTTCTGGTTTTGCCTTACAAATGGAAAACTTAAAACTTGACAGATTTACTCAAGAACAACAACAAGACTTTAAGGTATATGAGCAAGAATTATTTGCTATGCTAAAAGTTGTTAGTGATTATTATGGTAAGTCTATTGGTGAGGGCGATATGGCTGTTGATTTTGTAGAGCCAAACTATCCAGCATCACAAACTGAACAATTAACTATTGACCAACAAGCAATTGATTTAGGTTTAACATCATCGCACAAGATATTGATGCGTGAGAATCCAGACTTATCAGAAGAAGATGCTCGTGTAGATGTTGATGATAATATCAATGCTCGTAATGAAATGCTTAATAAAGTTAAAACGGGTGGCTCATTAACTGACACAATGACAGCACTTGGAATAAATGCCAACGCTTGATTCAATCTATAACAAAGAAAAGAGCCGAATTAATAGCTTTGTTAAAGGTTTTGATAAAGAAGCTGATGAAGTATTTAAAAGGGTTCAAAGATTAGCCACAGCACAACTTGCTGGGCTATCTACTGATGACATTCTAAAGTATGAGTTTGCTTGGCGTAATGTCTTGCGTGATGCTGGTTATTACAAGATGGTCAATTCATTAATTGATGATCGGTTCAATGAAATGTTTGAGGGTACTCAAGAAGCATTTAAGGCTAATGGCTATGATGCTATATTCACAGCAGATGATGCTAAGAAGATTCAAATACTAAAGAATATGAAGCGTGAGCAGTTTGCTAAACTTGCTGATGATATTGGTTTATCTGTAAAGCGTGAACTTTACAAATACGCTATATCAGATGCTTCACTTGATGATATGGTCAAAGGTTTAGAACAAACATTAGTTGATTCAGATTTAGCTAAATATTCCAAGACTTACGCATTAACTGCTATTGGTGTATTCCAGCAAGAGTTAATTGATTTAATGGGCAAAGGTGTTGGTGAGGGTGTTTGGGTATATGTGGGCGTTAGAGATGATAAGACTCGTGAATATTGCCGCCATATATTAGATAAGAATAAATGCTACAATGATGCTGAAAAGAACGCATTAGAACGTGATTCAAGACGTGCTTATAATTGTCGGCATAGATTTTATAAAATGAAACCAGAGGAAGCTAGAGCAGGTGGGTATTCGTGTAACCAAGACACCTAACTTTAAAAAGGTGTTAAAGAAATTAACTGCTACTGATGAAGAAATAATATCAGTTGCTACTCTATTCACTACGCAAATACAAAAGCGAACACAAGCTGGTCGTGATGCTGATGAGAAATCATTTAATTCATACAGACCATATAACAAACAATATAAGCGTTATAGAAATAGTAAAGGTAGAGGTTCAAAGGTTAATCTTACGTTTCACGGTAATATGCTACACGGTATGAAAGTTAAGAAGTATCGTAGTGGTGCTATGATCTACTTTACTGGCAAGGAAAACGATAAGGCTTATTACAATCACGAAGCATTAGGGCGTAAATTCTTTGCGTTAGATGATAGCCAAGTGAATTATATGTATAAACGTATTGGCACATTTATTGCCAAAGGTTTAAAATAATGTTATTATTAAAGCGACTTTTTATATATAAGAGGTAAATGTTATGGCTGACGAGCAAAAAACGGCAGAAGTTGATACTCCTACAACTGAAAATAACGAGGTGG